ATGACCGCAGGAACGACGTGCCACCGCTGGACCGACGAGGAACGCGCCGAGTTGGAGCGGGCATGGACGGCAGGCGAGGACGTACACGCCATCGCTGAGCGCCTAGGGATGACCGAGGCGGCAGTCCGGTCGTATGCAGCCCTGCGCGGCATCCGCCGCCCGGAGTGGTACCGCACGATGCTCGCCGTGCGCAACAACGGCGGTCATCCGTGGTCCGACGCTGGCCGGGAACTCCTGACGCTGCTGTGGACCTCGAACGTGCGTAGCTCGGACATCGCCGAGCGCATGGGCCACACGGTGTCGGCGATCCGCAGGCAGGCGAGCAGCATGCACCTGCGGCGCACCCGACCCGTAGGCGCCAATCGGGCGCCGCTCCCCGAACGCGGCGCGCGCATCCGCACGGCAGGCACACGAGCGTTCGCGCGACTGCTGGCGTTCGTGGCGCGATACGACGGCGATGTAGGCGCGGGTGTCGCCAAGGCGCTGGAAATGGCGCGGGAAGGGGTGGGGGTGTGACCCAATCCACCCTTGACACGCGCATCCGTCGCCCTGCGCCCGCTCCCGAGGCCGACCCAGCGCCAACGAATCGGCGCTGCCCCTGCGGTTGCGGCGCCACGCTCGACGACCCCGCTCGCGTCCTGACCTGTACTCATGCGAGCGTCCGGCTGATCGAGGAGGGGCTGCGCTACTGCGGTGCGTGCCAGCACTGGCTGGTGACGAGCGCGGCCATCCGGCGCATGCGGATGCGCCTGCCGTTCCCGAGGTACCGGATTGCAGAGGAGGGATAGCGTGGCGACAACACCGACCCCCGCGGAGACGCAAGCTCTGTCGCGGCAGGTAGCGGAGGCGATCGGGAGCGACGAGGCGTGGGAGCCTGCGGCGAAGTGTCCGCAGGGGCACGAGCGCGGCATCCAGGAGTGGGGAGCGGGCGAACTGTGCGGATTCTGCTGCGGATTGGCGGTGGCTGGCGCCGGAAATGCGGCTGCTACAGCGCGGCCGCTGACGCACCAGGATGCGACCCGAGAGGAGATCGTCGCGGACCTGAGCGATGCGACATGGCACCCCGAATGGCGCATCCCTCGCGGCGCGCCCAAGGCATACGCCACTGGTCCCGGCCTGATTCTCGGGGAGATCGAGTCCTACTGCGACCGCAAGGGTTGCTACCTGAACATGGAGCGCTACCCGCGCGGTACGGTATCGGCCAGCGGCTTCGATCCGTGGTGCCATGCGTGGATGGATATGAGCGGCGCTCGCGTCGACGGCGAGGGCGCCACGCTGGCCGAAGCCCTCTGCCGCGCCTACCTCGCAGCGAAGGCGCGGTGGGACCAATGAGCGACCAAAGGCGTTCGCCGCGCCCCTCGACGCCTGAAAGGAGGACGCCATGCCGCGCCCCATCTGCCCCGGCTGCGACGGCACGCTGGCCTACGGCGCACGCCGCGCCCACCACTCGCGGGCATGCGTGCGTGAGCACCGCTGGCGCACGTCGGCCCTCGTGCGCGCTGCCGCCGAGCATGGCGCGCCCCCTGCCGACTACCTCGCGGCGCTTCTGTCGCGCTTCGGCGAGGAGGGGGTAGCCGCTGTTCTGGGCGTGAGCCTCGACACCGTGCGCCGCTGGGCCAGGCGATGCGAGATCAGGCGCGACTGGACGGTGCGGGGCACGCCGGTGCGGCTCGTCGTGGTGCGGGCGCAGCGACGGCGGGGGAGGGGGAGGGTGCCAGAGGGGCAACGGGTGTTGTTCTGACAACTACTATCGCGTTGCGAACGGCTGCACGGGTCTGCTTTTCGCCGAACCAGCCGAGCGGCCCCACACGGGGGCCGCTCAAATTTTTTGCGCTCGACCCGCAGTACCCCTTACGCATGCGCGGGAGGATCGAGGCGGGAGGTGGTGGCAGCGAGTCTCATCGCCGGAATCGACGTTGGCCTGGTCGCCTGCGGCGTCGTCGTGATCGACGTTGCCGCCTCCCCTCCCTCGGTGGTGCGGTACGCCACCCTCCGGACCGAACGCCAGGCTGGCAAGCGCGGTCTGCGGGTGGCGGACGACGATGCTCGCCGGGCGACCGAACTGGCGGTGTGGCTGCGCGAGCGACTCGCCGGCGTCCGCGGCGTCGTCGCCGAGCTACCGACCGCCGGTGCTCAGGGCGCCCGCGCCAACCGGTCCATGGGTCTGTCGACGGGCATCGTGGTGGCCACGATCGCCCTTGCCGGTCTCCCGGCCGAGTGGGTCACCCCCGGCGAGGGCAAGAAGGCCGCGACCGGGCGCAGGGACGGCAGCAAGGAGCAGGTCCAGGCTGCGGTGTTCGAGCGCCTTCGCTGGCCAACGCTCGGCCGCTACGCATGGGAGCGAGAGCACGTCGCGGACGCGGCAGCCGCCGTACTCGCGGCGTGGGAAGGCACGCTCGTGCGCATCGCTCGGCAGGCCGTCGCGTGAACGCGCCCACCGGTGGCTCTCATGGGTGAACTCGCCGACCGGATGATGGCTCGCCTGGAAGGCGGTCCAGTCACGATTCCCCGTGAACGACGGACGGCGCCCTGGGCTGAGCCCGAGTTGACGACGGTGCCGCCGACCCCGGTCGATCGCTATCTCACTTGCCGCCGGTGCTGGACCGGCCGCTATGAATCGGAGATCGAGCGCGAGGCCCACGAGGCCACGTGCACCGAAGGGAGTAAGCCGATGCCGGCGCTCACGCACGACCAGAAGGCGCGCATCCAGGCCCTGCGCAAGGACGGCCTGACCGCACCGGACATTGCCGCGAAGCTCGGACTCAACGTGCATGCGGTGTCCGGCTACGTGAGCGCCCTGTCGCGCGTGGCGGCCGGGACTCTGACCATCGGCAACGACCGCGAGCGCGTGACTTGCGCGGGGTGCGGCTGGGAGGGGCAGCGGCGGTACCTGGAGGACCACGAGAAGCGGTGCTCCGCGGCTGGGACTAATGACGCACCGTCCGACGCCGCGGCGATCAAGGGCGCCGTGCACCAGGACGAGGCGCCACGCGTCGAGTCGCTGGTCGGCTGCCCGTTCTGCCGCAACGGGTACCCGCTCGATGACCTCGGCGCCCACGCGGTGGAAGCGCACGCCGAGCGCCCCGCCAAGGCTCCGGCCGACGAGCCGACATCGTACCGCTGCCCCTGGTGCGACGTGGTCTCCTACACGGCCGCCGACGCGCAGGGCCACACCCAGGACATCCACACGACGCATGCCGTCGTGACACCCGAGGCCGCGAGCGCGCCCTCCGAGCCCGCGCTGGCTGTCTCCAGCATCCGCCTCGAGGGCACGCTGGACGGCCGGTGGGTCCAGGAGACAGCGCGCCGGGCGCTCGCGGGGCTGCATCCCGAGAGCCGCTACCACGTGACCATCAGCGCCGAGGTCGCATGGGAATGATCGCCACCGTCCTCGTCCTCATGGCCAGCGGCGCCTTCGTGGCGGTCGCCGCATGGCTCCTAGTGGGAGCGGTCACCGATACCGAGACCAGTCCGAGGGAGGGGGAGCGCAGCGATGGGTGACCGGGAGACGGGCGTCGTGGTGTCGATGCGCGGACGCAGCGGCGAGCCGGTGGAAGTGCAGACGACTGTCGGGCGCATGGCCGAGGAGGCGCCCCCGGAAGTCGGCCGCGCCCTGTTCGGGGACGAGGCTACGGCTGCCGCCGAGAGGGCCAAGCGTCCCCTACTCGCCATGATTCGCGAGCGTATGGACGAGGTGATCCCCGAGGGCGCCGTGCGCCAGTTGGAGATCGACACGGACGGCCGCAAGGCCCGTCGCCTCATCAACGTCGAGGAACTGGCCCAGAACGCGGCCACCGCCCAGGAATCGACCCTCGACAACGCCTTCAGCCTGGGTGCCATCTGCGTGGCGCTCTTCGAGGCTGAGCTGAGCAAGGGACAGGTCGCGTCGGCCCTCGGCATCAGCGGCGCACGCGCGGAGCGCCTGGCGCTCATGTTCGGGCTCTACGGCGGCGAGCACGTGCACCCGAAGGTGCCGCTCGAATGCTACCTGTGGCTCTCCTCGCGTGAGAACGCGGAGCCCCTGGCCGAACAGCGCTGGTGCTGCTGGGTGAACGACAACGAGGCCAGCCTGCGCGACCTGCGCAAGGAAGTCGGCTGGCAGCGCAAGGCACCCGACATCGACGCCGACGAGGCCGAGTTCCGCCGCGATGGTGTGCGCCTGACGCGGCGCTGGGACGGCATCGCCCGGTTCATCGGCACCGTTGAGCGAGTCGACCAGATGCGCCTGGAGACCGAGAGCGCGTGACCAAGCGCTCCAAGAGCCCGGCGCCGTCCGACCGTGAGGTGGGGCGGCGTCTCCTCGAGCGGGCGTTCGCCACGGCGCGCCACACGGCCCGGCGCCGCACGTCGCTCGGCGTCGGACTACCCACGCTGCACGAGGTGACCGAGGAACTGGAGGGGCTTGCCGTGCAGGAGTGGGGCGCGGCCAAGCGTGGCCCGGGCGACGCGCCCTGGCAGAAGGGCCTCGTGCGCGCGGGCCTCGGTACGGCGCTGGCCGTGCGTGAGGCACTGCGCCCCCTGGGGTGGTCAGGATGACGACGCTCTCAGACAAGTTGAACATCCTCCTGACCCGCAAGCGCTGGTCAGCCGAGTACCTGGCTCAGCGAGCCGACATCAGCCAGCCGTACATGTCGCGGCTCCTGTCCGGCCAGCGCGACAACCCGACCCGGGCCGTGGCAGACCGCCTGGCCGCCCTCCTCGACGTGTCCAGCGACTGGCTCCTCGGTGGTCTGACCGCGGCCGACCAGTGCGAGCGGTGCGGTGGCGACCTGGTGCGTGTGTCGGAGCGTGTTCCCGCACCCACTCGCACCGACCCGTCGCGGACGATCGTCGACCCGCGTTGGTGGTGCGCGACGTGCCGGCGCCACGTGGTGCCCCTGGGCTACGGGAAGGCCGGCATCGAGGGCCTCATCCGCGACGAGCGGGCCACGCAGCAGCGCGTCATCCCTCCGGGGACGCACTCGTCGAAGTCGGGTGGCCGCAAACGGTCCAAGAAGGGCAGCGGCGTCGACTCCGTGGTGATCGACACGGGCCGCGGTGGGCGGCGTGACGCCGCGGGGCGGCTGCCCGGCCGGTACGGGTAGGCGCGAAAAGATGCCTGGTATGCCCGGACGTTGACTTTCGGAGGTGCCGACGTGCTAGTGTGGCAGCGAAGCGTGCACGCCCGGACCGAGTTGCGGGGCGGCACGCGTCTTGGTGCCCGCGGGGAGGTGTCGCGATGATCCGCGTGATCGAGTGCGACACCGCCGAGGAGGCCGTGACCGTCCTGGCCGGCATCGACGCCTGTATCTGCGAGGCGCCGGCGACCCCGTCTTCCGACCCGCCTGCCGAACCGGCGCCCGGCACCGCCCGCCTCCTGTTCGATGGTGGCGAGTGGGCGGACGTCCGAGTCCCGGCGGACGGCGCGAACATCGGGTGGGCCCTGCGGATGGCAAGCGGCCTGATCCCGACGCACCTGAAGTACCCGGTCGTCGTGGTCGACCCAGGTACGGACCGGGCGCTGGGCCCGCACGACCCGATCGCCGCCGGCGCCATCTACCGCGCCTACGGGCTGGGCGAATGAGCGCCTTCCCGGGGCGCGGGCCCGGAGGGGTACCGCTGATCGGCCAGCGGGCCAAGCAGGAAGCGATGCGCGAGGCCGTCGCCAAGCTCGCGACCACCGGCGACGTCATCCAGATCGCGACCAAGACCACCCAGACCCTCGGGCGTCAGATCGCCAAGGACGAGTGCCAGAAGCTCCTGACGTTCCTGATCGCGTCGACGCCGGCGGTGCGGCGCGCGGTGATCCGTGCGCAGGCGGTGGCCGCGTCTGGGCGTGCGGTGCCCCCGGGGGTGCTCGGCTACCAGCGGTGGTGGCTGGCCGATGCGTTGGGGCGAATTCGCGGATGGGGCCTGCCGCCGGTGCGCGACGAGGTGCCCGCGGCAGAGGAGCCCGCGCCGACGCCGGAGGGTGGCGTTCCGCCGGAGGAAGTGACATCGCCGGCGGGTGTCGGCAGCGAGGAGGGCGCCCGGTGAACGGCCGCGTAAGGCTGCGCCCCGTGACAAGCGAAGACGTCGCCCTCATGGCCGAGATGTTCATGCCGGCGGCTTCCCGTGAACTGAGCAACTCGGTCATCACGCCGCCCTCGGCGGTGCCGGCGAGCGCCCGGGCCGCGATCGACGATCGCTACCAGGCGTGGTGGGTTGTGATGGGGGAGACCGACCGCGCCGGCGCCTTCGTGGAGCGGGGAATCGTCGGCTGCCACCAGCTGCACTTCTGGCGCTGGGAGGGCGAGATCGCTAAGTGGATCAAGCCCGAGCACCGCGGCCGGGGATTCGGTATGGCGGCGCAACGCGCCCTGCTGGCCGAGTGCTTCGACACGCTGCACCTGAACCGCGTCGAGTCCCATGTGCACGTGCCCAACCTGGCCAACCAGCACATCTGCACGGTGACGATGGATCGGGTGGGCGAGTACAGGCGCGGGCCGCGGTGGCCGGGCGACACGGGTGGCGTAGTAGAGCTGTACAGTCTGAGCGCGACCGACTGGCGCGAGAGGACCCGGGCCTGACCGCTGCCGTATAAACGCACCACGGCCCCGCGAGTCCATTCAGGATTCGCGGGGTCCGTATGCATGACGATGCAAGGGGGCGCCCAACCGTGGGCCGGCCGACCAAGTACGACCGCAACCAGTTGATCCTGGTCCAGGGCTGGGCGCGGGACGGTCTCTCCAACGAGCAAATCGCGCAGAACCTGAGCATCGCGCCGGCGACGCTCTACCAGTGGCAGCGGCGCTACCCGGAGTTTGCAGAGGCCCTAGCGCGTGGGAAGGACGTCGTGGACACGGAGGTCGAGAACGCCCTCCTCAAGCGGGCACTCGGCTACGACTACGACGACCAGGTCGCGACGCCAAGCGGCCACGTCGTCACCGTCCAGCGGCACATGCCAGGCGACGTCAGGGCCCAGACCCTGTGGCTGACGAGCCGACGCCGCGACCGCTGGGCGAACCGCCAGGAGATCGAGCATTCCACGCCGCCGGGCCGCCCCATGGAGGTGTCGCTGTCGCGGCTCAGCGACGAGGAGCTGGAGCAGCTTGAGCACATCGCTGAGCGGCTTGCCGTCGCTGGAGTCGATCAGGACCGAGAAGGCTAGGCGCCACCTTCGCGACTTCATGCGCCTCGCCTGGCACGTGGTCGAGCCGGCGACGCCATTCGTCCCCGGCTGGCACCTGGACGCCATCTGCGAGCACCTCGAGGCGGTCGCCGGCGGCCAGATCCGCAACCTCGTAATCAACATGCCGCCGCGGCACGCCAAGTCGCTCACGGTGGCCGTGTTCTGGCCGGCCTGGGAGTGGATCGACCACCCCGAGCGCCGATGGCTGTTTGCCTCCTACGCCGACAGCCTGAGCCTGCGCGACAGCGTGAAGTGCCGGCGCCTCATCGAGTCGCCCTGGTACCAAGAGCGGTGGGGTGACCGGTTCCGGATGGCCGGTGACCAGAACGCCAAGGGGCGCTTCGAGAACGACAAGACCGGCTACCGCCTGGCCTCCTCGGTGGGCGGTGCGGTCACCGGCGAGGGCGGCGACCGGGTGGTCGTCGACGACCCGCACAACGTCCGCGAGATCCCGAGCACGACCGTGCGCCAGGCCGTGCTCGAGTGGTGGGACCAGGCGATGTCGACGCGCCTCAACGATCCGAAGACCGGCGCGCGCGTGATCGTCATGCAGCGCCTGCACGAGTCGGACCTGAGCGGCCACGTGCTCGCCCAGGGCGGATACGACCACCTGTGCCTGCCGGCCGAGTACGAGGGCAGGCGCATTGTCACGTCGATCGGCTGGAGTGACCCTCGGCACGAGACCGGCGAGCTGCTCTGGTCGGACCGGTTCGGTCCCGACGAGCTGACGACCCTGAAGCGGTCGCTGGGATCGTACGGCGCGGCCGGGCAGCTGCAGCAGCGGCCGTCGCCCCAGGAGGGCGGCGTCTTCAAGCGGACCTGGTGGCGGTTCTACGACCGGCTGCCGGAACGATTCGACGAGATCATCCAGTCGTGGGACATGACGTTCAAGAAGGCCGACGACAACGACTTCGTGGCCGGCCATGTGTGGGGGCGCATCGGCGCCGACTGCTACCTGCTCGACCGCGTGCACGAGCGGATGGGTTTCGTCGAGACCCAGCGGTCGGTGCGCGCGCTCACCGCCAAGTGGCCGACCGCGTTGACCAAGCTCATTGAGGACAAGGCCAACGGGCCCGCGATCATCGACTCGCTCGGCCGGGAGATCGGCGGGTTCATCCCCGTCGAGCCCGAGGGCGGCAAGGAAGCCCGAGCCGCCGCCGTGAGCCCGATGGTCGAGGCGGGCAACGTCTGGCTGCCGAGCCCGGAGATCGCGCCATGGGTGACCGAGGTCATCGAGGAGTCTGCCGCCTTCCCGAACGCTGCCCACGACGACGACGTGGACGCCATGAGCCAGGCGCTGCGGCGGCTGAGCGTCGCCGGCGGGTGGCTGGGCTGGATCATGTCGGAGGCGGAATCCCAGCCGGAGGAGGCGGGTGCGGTTGGGCCTTACGGACCTGGCGAAGGACGCCGCCTCGCGCCTGGTGTCGGGGACCAGTGACATCACCGGCCGCGTCATGGCGGCTTCGCAGGGTCGGTGGCGCGGCAACCGCGCACCGCAGGCTCCGATCAAGCAGTCGGAGATCCCGGCCGACATGCAGCAGGCGATGTTCGACGTCGGCATGGCCACCGGCCCGTTCACGCCGGGCGAGCCGATGCCGCCCTACCAGCCGATCGGCGAGAAGCCGGTCATCACGCCGTTCCCGGTGGGCTACAACATCTGGGCGATCCCGCGCGGCATGGCCGGCGTCGGGTTCTCGACCATGAAGTCGATCCTCTCGTCGTGGGACCTGGCCCAGGCGTGCATCGAGGTGCGCCAGGACGCGGTGCGCTCGCTCGACTGGGACATCGTGGCCGAGGACGAGGACGACAACGAGCGGTACGCCGACGAGCTGAAGGCGGCCAAGCGCTTCTTCCAGCGGCCGGACGGCTACAGCGACTTCGACACCCTCCAGGCCAAGGCACTCGAGGACTACCTGCGCTACGACGCGCTGTCGATCTACCCGCACCGCACGCGCGGCGGCAAGCTCGGCTCGCTCGAGGTCCTCGACGGGACGATCATCGCGCCGCTCGTCGACGCCCGCGGCGCCATGCCGCGCTACCCGGCGCCGGCCTACGTGCAGTGGGCGTGGGGACTGCCCTGGCAATGGCTGACCGAGAAGGACCTCGTCTACATCCCGTCGCGGCCGCGTGCCCAGACGCGCTATGGGCTGGCGCCGATCGAGTGGGTGCTCGTGCCGGCCAACACCGACCTGCGCCTCCAGTACTACTTCCTGAGCTACTTCACCGAGGGCGAGGTCCCCGAGGTCTTCATCAACGCGCCCAAGGAAGCGACCAACCCCGAGCAGATCAAGGCGCTCCAGAACGCCTACAGCGCGACCATGAGCGGTGCCCGGGCGGCGCACCACAAGGTGAAGTGGATCCCGCCCGACTCGAAGGCCATGGTCATCAACAAGGGCAGGTTCGACACGGCCTTTGCCAGCTGGCTCATGACCCGCTGCTTCATGGGCTTCAAGGTGCAGCCGGCCGAGGCGGGCTACACCGAGAACGTGAACAAGTCGAGCGGCGACAGCCAGGAGAACGTCCAGTTCCGGCGCGGTCTCAAGCCGGACACGCGGTACTTCGCCCGGGTGTGGAACCACATCCTCGACCTGCACCTGGGGATGCCGTACGCCCGGTTCAAGTACCTGGGCATCGAGGAAGAGGAGGACCAGCTGATCCTGGCGCAGACGCGCAACATCTACGTCCAGATGGGCGCGCTGTCGAGCGATGAGGTGCGCCAGGAGCTCGGCTACGACGTCGATCCCGATGCCCCGGTCGGCCGGGCCGTGTACACACCTCGCGGCCTCATCTTCGTCGACCCGAAGAGCCAGGCCGCCGCGCGAGCCCAGGGGGGTCTGCTCCAACCGCAGGCCGGTGGCGACCCGAACGCACCGGTCGACGGCGACGACAACACCCAGGACCCCCAGTGGCTCTCGCCCGACCAGGGGATCGTGGACCCGGTGATCGAGCCCCAGCCGACGCAGGAGGGCCAGCCCAACCAGCAGGCGCCAACGCAGCCCCCCGACACGGGAAAGGCCATCCGTGACGACCTGCGCAAGTGGCAGCAGTCGGCCGTGCGCCGGGCCAAGGAGGGGCGACGCCAGAAGCCCTTCCAGTCCGACGCCATCCCGGAGGACGTGTATCGGCTGGTCGAGACCCGGCTGGCCAAGGCGACGACGCCCGAGGAGGTGAGGGCTGCTTTCCCTACCTCGGGGCGGTTCGGCCTGAGCCGGGCCGCCCAGACGCAAGCACCGGCGGCTGAGGAGGAGGGCGTCCTCGCCGACGGCATCCTTCGCGAGCTGCTCCGACGGATGGCTCCTGAGCTGCACTCCGTGCTGGCCAAGGAGGCGCCGGCGATCGCGCGCGACCTCGCCCAGGCGGTCGTCGACACCATCAGTGGCATCACCCAGCGAGCAGCCGCCACCGGCTCGTCGATCGCGGAGCCCACCGACCTTGAGGTCCAGCAGGTTCTCGACCACGCGGACTGGTCCGGCATCGGCGATGGCCTTCGCGCCATCCTGCAGCCGAACCTCGAGGTCGCGTTCGCCCACGGCGGCGAGCGCGGCCTGAACCTGGTGGGGGCGGCCGAGGGCAACGTCAACCAGGCGGCGATCGACTACGCGGAGCGCCGCGGCGCCGAACTCGTCGGCATGCACCGTCTGCCGGACGGCACGTTCGTCCCGAGCAGCAACGGGTACGCCATCGACCAGGCGACGCGCGACATGCTCCGGGTGACCGTCAGGGACGCGATCGCCAACGAAGAGCAGTACAACGTCATCCGCAAGAAGATCGTCGAGAACCACGCCTTCAGCTACAGCCGGGCCGACACGATCGCTCGGACGGAGCTCGGCATGGCGTACAACCGCGGCAACATCGCGGCGTGGCGCCAGCAGGGCGTGTCGTACGTCCAGGTGTTCGACGGCGAGGAGTTCGACCAGGCGTGTCGGGACGCCGACGGCTCGATCTGGACGATGGATCAGGCCGAGGCCGATCCGCTTGAGCATCCGCGCTGCGTAAGGGCGTTCGCGCCCGTGGAGGTGAGCCAGGGTGGCTGACAAGTTCCGCCTGTTCGCGCCGTTCACCAAGACCGAGACCACCGACGACGGCGGCCGCCTGGTGGAGGGCTTCGGCACGCTCGAGGTGGTCGACAAGGCCGGGGAGATCATCGACTACCCCTCCACCGTGGAGGCGTTCGCGCGGTGGTCGTCCGAGATCGAGCGCGCGACGGGCGGCAAGTCCAAGGGCAACATCCGCGAGATGCACCAGCCGGTGGCCGTCGGGAAGATCATCGACTGGCGCGAGGGCACACGGGAGGTCGACGGCAAGACCGTCAAGGGCATCTACACCTCCGTGCGCGTGCCGCCCGGTCAGACCGCCACCATCGAGAAGATCGACGAGGGCATCCTCACCGGCTTCTCCATCGGTGGCCGCTACGCCAAGCGGTGGTACGACCCGACCGTGAAGGCGCACCGCTTCACGCCCGAGTTTGCGGAGCAGTCGCTGGTCGACAACCCGGCGGTCCCGGGTGCCACCTTCGACATGGTCAAATCGGCGCCAGACGGCGGCTTCGAGCTCGCCGACTGGCTCGTCCCGCTGGCCAAGGCCGACGCGGGCGACGGCGAGGGCGAGAAGGCCAAGCTCAACGAGGCGGCCGAGGCGCGCGCCAAGGAGTACGGCATCGCCTTCAAGGACGGCAAGGGCCACCTCACGCCGCCGGCCGGCTACCCGACCGACCCGGCGGACTACGGTGACCCGGTCAACTTCAAGTACCCGATCGACTCCAAGCACCTCGAGGCCGCGCCGCCCTTCTTCAACCGGGACGGCCAGCAGGAGGCCGGCGGCTACACCGCCGAGGAGTGGGCCAAGATCGGCAAGCGCATCGCCGACCGCGCCGGCGAGGGCTACTCGTTCAAGAACGGCAAGATCGAGACGCCCAGCACCAAGGACGACGCCGAGAAGGCGGCACTCGCCGAGACCGTCCAGAAGGCGACGTCCGGCGGAAAGCTCAGCCACGGTGACATCCGGCGCCTCGTGCAGGCCGCGGTGTCGGAGAAGGCCGGGCCGTTCGGCGACTACCCGTGGGTGAGCGACGTGTACGACGACCACGCCATCCTCGAGGACTGGGACTCGGGGAAGTTCTGGTCGGTGCCGTACACGATCAAGGACGGCGCGGCCGAACTCGGAGAGCCCGTCGAGGTCATCCAGACCTGGACGCCGGCGGAAGGAGCGACGAACAAGGTGAACCCCCCTGCGACGCCGACCGCGCCGGTCAGCCCGGCGCCCGTGGCGAAGGCGGATCCGAACGACGAGGCCGTCGACGCCCAGATCAAGCGACTCCAGGAGCAGCTCGACAAGCTCAAGGCTGCGCAGGCCAAGGACGACGAAGAAGAGGACAAGGAGGACGCCGAGAAGGTCGCCGGCGCCCTCGAGGTGCTGAAGACGATAGACGGGCGCCTCGCCAAGCGGGGAGTCGCCATCTCGGCCGAGCGGCGCGAGCACCTGCGGCACGCGGTCGACCACATCCACCACGCGCTGGGCGAGCACGACGAGGAGACCGAGGGCAGCGACCACATCCACCGCGAGAACGCCGACCCCGACGCGATGAAGGGCCTCATCGCCACGGAGCTGTCGAAGTCGGCGACGCAGATCGGGACCACGGTCGAGCGCGCCATCCAGGGCGCAGGGCTTGCCAAGGCCTCCGATGTCGTCGAGGTCGTGACCGCCCAGGTGGGCCCCGTGACCGAGGGCCTCTGCAAGGTGAACGAGGCGCTCACGCAGATCGCAGAGCGCCTGACCAACATCGAGAGCCAGCCGATGCCCGGTGGACCCGCAGTCGGTCCGGTGCCCGGGTTCGGCGGGGCGACGCCGTGGAACAACCCCGAACTCGAGCGAGCGGCCCTCCTCGGCCTGCAGCAGCGGACCGACGACCCGATGGTCAAGGACGCGCTCGGCCGCGCGCTGGCGACCGACCTCCTCGCCCAGGGCTTTGCGGCCGCACGCGGCACCGCGGTTCCCACCGGCCCGCGCTAGACCCAACCAAGCAGCACCGAGCGCACTCCGCGAGGGGTGCGCTTTCGCGTGCGCTAAGAGGTGAGACGCCGAGATGAACCCGCTTGGCATCCTCCAGACGCCTGGCGCCCAGGCCGACCTGGAGAAGCTGACGGAGCAGACCCTGAACCTCTTCAAGGACTCCATCCAGACCGGCTGGACCCCGGCCCAGGGCCTGTACCAGTACGGCCTGGAGAACGTCGCCAAGCTGATCTACCCGCTCGTGACCCCGTTCCGGAACAGCGTGAAGCGCAGCAAGGCGGCCGTCGGCGCCGGCGCGGCGCGCTGGAAGGCGATCGTCGGCTTCGGGTACACGAAGCAGCTGCCGACCCAGGCGTTCACGTACGCGGGCGCCCAGGTCGAGACGGTCGAGCAGGACTTCGTCGCGCCCTACCAGCTGCTGTCGCTCGGCGACACCGTGAGCATGGATGCCCAGACCATGGCCCGCGGGTACGACAACCTGCGCGCCAAGGCCGGCATCAAGGTGCTCTACGAGCTCATGACCGGTGAGGACGTCATCGCCCTGGGCGGTCAGGCGTTTGCCCTGCAGGCGCCGGGCGCCCCGACCCTCACCAATAAGAGCACCGGGGGCACCATCGGCACGGGCACGTGGAAGATCGGCGTTGCGGTCGGCACCATCGAGTCGTACTGGTACGGCGGCAGCGCGACGCAGGCGATGATGACCGCCGTCGCCGCCGGCCAGGAGACGAGCACCACGCTGGCGTCCGGCACCACCAACTCCATCGAGGCCACCGTCACGGCCGTCTCGGGCGCCGCGGTGTACTACTGGTTCGACGATGGTGGCACGGGCGGCGCGCTCAAGTTCAACGGGTCGAGCACCGTGAACAGCTACACGATCACGGCGGCCGGCACCGGCTTCGACGCACCCGCCACCGACACCAGCGCGGACGCGAACGCCTTCAACGGCTACCTCGCCACCCTGACCGGCGACTACACGAACGGCGGTCTGGTGCAGCGGGGCACCGGCACGCGCAGCTCGGGCGCGACGTTCGTCAGCCTGAACGGTGCGACGCTGACCGCCAACAACGGCACGATCCAGGAGATCGACAACGTGCTGCTGACCCTCAGCCAGACGCTGAAGATCTCCCCGACGCGCCTCATCATGAACCCGCAGGAAGCGTTCAACATCTCTGACAAGATGTTCTCCTCGGGCGGCTTCCGCATCATGCTGCAGGCCAAGGATCGCCGCGACCAGGGCATCGGCGGCCTGTACCTCGAGGACTACATCAACAAGGCCTTCAACGGCCAGGCGATCAAGATGGTCGTCGACCCGCAGGTGCCTCCGGGCACGATCCTCGGCGTGTGCGACGTGCTGCCGTACCCGGACAACACGATCGACAGCGTGCTCGAGATCGAGACCCAGCAGGACTACCAGCAGATCGAGTACGCCATGAGCCGTGGCACGGGCGCGAACGGCGGCCCGCGGTACGACTTCGAGGTGCGCACCATCGAGACGCTCAAGAACTACTTCCCGGCCGGCGGCGTGGTCATCTCGAACATCGCCAACGGCTAAGACCCGACCCGAACCCAAGGGGCGCGCTGCTCGAACGGCGCGCCCCGGACTTTTAGGAGGCGCCCATGCGTCGGTTTTTCAACGAGTCCCTGGTCGACGACAAGAACGCCCAGGTCACGGTCAAGAACGCGAAGGGCCAGCACGTGGCGCTCCCCGTTGTGAAGGGCGTCATCGGCGTCCCGGACGACCTCATGCCGCGCATCTCGCTGACGGCGGCATGGCGACCGTTCACCGGGCAGGTCCAGGACGTGTCCGACGACGCCCTCAAGCCCGAGGTGCGCCGGGCCGGCTAGTCGGGGGACGCAGGACGGGGAGGTGGGCGGGTGGCGGTCGCGAGCTACACGGATGCGTCGGCCGTGGCCGCCATCCTGCGTCTCCGGCCCGACACGCAGCTCGCGTCGGCTGTAGCCGCCGGCGCCGAGTCGATCAGCCTCAGCGACGTCTCGCTGCCCGGCGGCCTCACGATGTGGCAGGGCATGAGCCTCGCGCTCGACCAGTTCAACCCGGCGCTGCGAGAGACGGTCACGATCACCGGCGCGATCACCGGCAGCGGTCCGTATACGGTGCCGACGACCGCCCTCCAGTACGCGCACGGGGCGAGCGCGCCCGTGAAGGAGGTTTCCGACCTCGCGGACGTCGTCGGGGCGGCCAGTCGCATGGTGGACGACGTGTGCCAGACCGCCCCGGGCGCCTTCGCCCAGCAGACCTGGACGGAGACCGTCGACGGGCAGTCCCAGACCGACGGCAGCCTCCTCGTGCAGGTGAGCGGCCGCAACGTGCAGTCGGTGACGTCCCTCGCCTGGGCGTACGGCGCCGGCCAGGACCAGAACCCGGTCGACACGTCCGCGGTCGAGATCCACGACTACCAGCTGATCGCAGACCCGTCGGCCCTCGTCACGACGAGCGGCCTGGTCAGCACGATCCCGCTGGACCCGTCGCTGAAGCGCGTGCAGGTGACGGTCACGTACGTGGCCGGCTACTCGCCGATCCCGGACGACCTGCAGATGGCCACCCGCATCCTGGCGGCCAGGCTGCGCGCCGCCGGCGAGACCGGCTTCTCGGACGTGGTCGGCGACTCGGCCATGGGTACGCAGACCTTCCGGCGCGGTGTGCCGGCCGACGTCCGCGCCATGCTGCGGCCCTGGATGAGGTGGTCGTAGTGGGCATGCGCATGAGCGGCGCGGCCTTCGGCGAGTTGCGCGGGCGGCTGACCCAGTTCGCGATCAACCTCGACATGGGGATCACCGAGGCGGCTGGCTCTGGTGCGCGCCTGGTCGCCGCCGACGCGATCTCGCTCGCCCCGGTCAAGACGGGTCGTCTGCGCCGCTCGATCACCACGGCCGTCGGCCAGGACGGGGCCAACACCGAGGGCGTCGTCCAAGCGACCGCACCGTACGCGGCCTACGTCGAGTACGGGACGGGCGTCTTCGGCCCCAAGCGGCAGCCGATCGTGTACGACCACCTCCTGCACGTCCAGATCCGGCCCGGGGTGTGGGTGAGCATGTACGGCCAGCAGGGCATGGCGGGTAAGCCCTTCATGCGGCCGGCGTGGCGCGCGACCCTCCCGCGGGTGGTCGACGGCTTCATCCAGGCCATCCGTGACGCGCTCGGGAGCATCAACGAATGAGCCTTTCGGCCATCGTCGCGGCCCTCGCCGAGATCGAGGGTGCCGACGCAACGCTCAAAGACCTCGGACTCGTGCGCGCCTACCCCGACCTGCCCAAAGAGAAGCCGCAGACGCCGTGCCTCATCCACCTGCCGGGACACGGCAAGCGGGCGTGGCCGGCGACGTCGGGGCTGCGCAGCGTTGACCACCACATCGAGACTCAGCTGCTCCTCGGCCGGGCCGACATGACCGCGGCCGACGCGCTCGCCAAGCAGTTCGTCGAGGCCATGTTCGACCTCATCGACAGCCACGTCACGCTCAACGGCACCTGCACCATGGCCGGCGTGACTGAGTACCAGGCGGCCGGGATCACGTGGGGCGGCGTCAGCTACGCCGGCATCGTGTTCACGGTGACGGTCGCCGAGCGCGTCCCGGTCGTCTACGCCAGGTAGGAGGTGGATCCGGATGGCACGGCTCCGGTTCACCGGGGAGTACCCGATGGAGTTTCCGACCCTCCACCTGGCGTGCAAGCCCGGTGACGAGGTCGAGGTCCCCGACGACGTCGAGGTGGCAAGCCCCTACCTCGAACTCGTCCCTGTGCCCAAGCCCAAGCCGACCGACGCCCACGTGGAGGTGAACGCGGATGCCTAGCAACCTTTACCCCGAGGCTCTCCAGGTAGTCGGCCTGGGTAAGGAGACCGCCTGGGGCACGATCGCCGCGCCGACCTACTACTTCCCGGCCAAGAACATCAAGCCGGAGGACCAGATCGCCTACATCAAGGACGACGGCGTCCGCGGCACCATGGCCGCCACCCACCAGGTGTTCGCCGGACCCTCGAAGGGCCAGTTCGCCTTCGACGTCACCTCGGTGCTGCCGGACGCGGCCGGCATGCTGCTGGTCGCCATGCTCGGGCCCGACACCAAGACGGGTAGCGCGGCGCCGTTCACTCACACCTTCAACCTGGCGTCGAACCAGCCGGCAAGCCTCACGGCCACCTGGAACGACGGCTTCGAGACGCGCCAGTTCGCGGGGCTACGTCCCACCGACCTCTCGTTCAAGTGGTCGCAGGGCGCCGAGCTGCAGGCGACCGTCCAGGGCGACTCGCTGCTGTCGGCGGTCGGGGGCTCGGTAACGCCGACGTACCTGTCGGGGGTCAGCGCCTTCGAGGGCTGGCAGGCGACGGCGACGCTCGCAGGCACCGCTGACGCCGACCTGGTCGGCTTCGAGATCGACCTCAAGCGCAAGAACTACATCCAGCACGGCGCGAGCGGCGCCCAGGCGCCGACCAACATCGCCGCGCTCCAGCTCGGTGTGACCGGGAAGGCAACCTTCGACAAGACCGGCGACACCGAGCTCAACGACTTCCTGAACAACACCCAGCCGGCGTTCGTCATCACGCTCACGAACGGCACGTACGTGCTGACCTTCCAGATGTCCAAGTGCGCCTTCATGAAGGCGAACGAGACGGGCAAGGACGTCATGCAGGTCGACGTCGACTTCGAGGGCGTCGAGAACAGCACGGACGCCGGACCCTGCGAGATCATCCTCGAGAACGCGGTCGCGACCGCCTACTAGGAGGGCCCGATGAAGTACCCGTTTGAGACCCGGGTGCGCGTGGCGCTCCCGGACTTCGGCCCCGAGGCGTACGCCGTCGTGCGCCACCCCAAGTTGCTGCCGGCCGCCGAGTATCGGTACCTGTCCGGCGCCGTGTCCCGGGCGCGCGACGCCGACGGGAAGGCCGCCATCGTCCGAGACGACGACGGTAAGCCCGTGCTGGGCGACGACGGCAAGGAGCAGCCGCTCTTCAACATCGACTTCGAGAAGGCGGCCGCGCTCACAGCCGCCATGGTGCTCGAGTGGAACCTCCCAGACCCGGACGACGAGACGAAGGTGCTGGCACTCCCCGCGGACGGGGGCACCGTACCGACCGGCGCGTTCCTCGAGATCTTCTCGACGTTCGGCCAGCTCATGAGCACGCCGGCGGTCCCAAAAGCCTCGTCGTCGCCCTAGGCCAGCACCTTCGCAAGCGCCCAGTCCGCCGTGATGTCGACTTCACCCCGTACAACGAGTTCGTCCTCTGCCGGCTCATGGGCTGGACCTACGCGGAGCTTGCGGCGACGCCGCAGCACCGGATCGAGGAGGCCATGACCTTCCTGGACGTCGAGGAAGAAGCCCGCAAGGCGATGGGGCCCAAGGAGGGTTAGGCGCAGATGGCGATGTCCGAGGTCGCGGCGCTGCGCCTGACCATCTCGGCCGAGAACACCAGCCACGCAGTCCTCGAGCGGCTCGCGACCGCCCTCGACGCCATCCAGACCGCGCTTGAGCGCATCACCAAGGTCGGCGCCGACGCGGGGGATGCGCTGAAGGGCATCGGCGAGGCGGCTGCGCCGGCGGCTGAGGTGAACAAGGCAGCGGCGGGGATCGCGGCGTCCCTGGGCGAGATCGACAAGGCGGCCCCAGATGCGGCTGCCGGTCTGGGCGACGTGAGCAAGGCGGCTACGGACGTTGCGGTCGGGCTGTCGAAGGTCGAGAAGGCCGGGGCACCAGCGGCCACGGCGATCGGGGACGTCGCCAAGGCAGCCGACAAGATCGCGACCACGACGCCCTCCACCGACGAGGCCTTGGCGGCGACGAGCGGGGCGCTCAGCACGGCAGCCAAGGAGGCTGACGGTGCGGCCGCAGCCTTTGACCGGGTGGCGGCCGCGGGCGCGGCTGCCGGTGCCGGTGGTGCGGGCGGTGCAGGTGGTGGTGCTGTCGAGGCCGCAGCGGCTGGTGCTGGGGCCACCGGTGGGCCTGGCGAGATGGTCGCGACGGACGTGGCCCTCAAGGACGCCGGGAACGCAGCGCGCGAGCTGGGCATGCGGCTCCTCACCGTCGGCGCTGTTGCCGGCGCCGCTGGCGGCATCGCGGTCGACATGGGGATCAAGTTCCAGAGCGCCATGGAGTTGATCCACACCCAGGCCGGCGCGAGCCAGGCCGAGGTGCAGGCGATGTCCAAGGCGGTCCTGCAGCTGGCGGGGACGGTCCCATACGGCCCCGCTGCCCTGTCGGCGGCGCTGTACCACCTGGAGTCGATCGGGCTGCGCGGCAAGGCGGCCCTCGACGCCCTGACGGTCGCCGCGAAGGGCGCGGCCACGGGCGGCGCCAACCTGGAGGACGTGACGAACGCCCTGGCGGCCGCCATGGTCAGCCACATCAACGGGGTTCAGAACCTCAACCAGGCGATGGGAATCCTCAACGCCATCGTCGGCTCGGGCAACATGCGCATGCAGGACTTGGCCGCGGCGATGTCCTCCGGCATGCTCCCGGCGGCGAAGGCTGCCGGCCTTTCGATCACTGACGTCGGCGCCGCGCTCGCGACCCTCACGGACGCCGGTGTGCCGGCCCAGGAAGCGGCGACGCGCCTGCGCATGACCTTCTCGCTGCTCTCGGCGCCCACCAAGCAGGCGACGACCGAACTCGCCTCGATCGGCATGTCGCAGCTCCAGTTGGCTCAGGACATGCGAGAGCACGGCCTCATCTACGCGCTGCAGGACCTCGAGACGCACCTGACCCGGACGGGGCTCTCGGCCGAGGCGCAGGGTGAGGTCATCGCCCGGTCGTTCGGGGGCGGCAAGTCGAGCGCCACCATCATCACGCTGCTCGAGAACCTCGACCGCATGCGGACCAAGTTCCAGCTCATCACCGACGGTGCCAACTCGTTCGGCGCCGACTGGAAGGCGGCCCAGGCGACGGCGGCCGTCTCGTTCGGCAAGATGCTCAGCAGCCTCGAGGCGATGGGCATCGAACTGGGCGACCAGCTCATGCCGGTGGCGACCAAGGTCTTCCGGGCCGTCTCCAGCGTAGCGAGCGCCTTCGGCAAGCTGCCGCCGGGGACGATCAAGCTCATCGCCGACGCCATCCTCGGCCTCACTGCCGCCCTCGTCCCGCTGGGGCTTGCGCTGATCGGTGTGGGAACCGCGGCCAAGGTCGCCGAGGCGGCCGACAAGCTGGCGCCGGTGTTCGGTGCGATCACGAGCCCGGTGGGGCTGGTCGTCGTCGCGATCGCCGCTCTCGCGACCGGCATCATCCTCCTCGTGACGCACTGGCGCCAGGTGAACGACTGGATGAAGTCCAACGTGCCCGGCGTCTGGAACGCCGTCGCCACGGCCGTGCGGACGGTCGAGGGCCTCGTGAAGTCGGTGCTGCCCGGCATCGAGCGCACCGTGCTGCAGGTCTGGAACGCGATCGCCTCGGACACGCGCAGCCACTGGGGCGAGATCCAGCAGGTGATCGAGTTCGTCGGCAAGCTGCTGACGGTGCAGGTGAAGCTCTGGGAGACGGAGTTCCGGATCGCCTGGACGCTGCTGTCGAGCATCGTCACCGGTGCGTGGGCCGGTATCGTGAAGACGCTCAGTGGCGCGTTCCAGGTAGTTGAGGGCGTCATCAAGCTCGCCTTCACCATCATCGAGACGCTGGTGAACGTGGGACTCGACATCGTCACCGGCCACTGGTCGAAGGCATGGACGGACCTCACGGCCGGCGCGGGCGCCGCCTGGAAGGACATCGAGCAGATCGTGACCGGGGCCATCCAGACGATCGAGGGCGCCATCTCGGCGTTCACGGGTGCGATCGGCGGCGTCATCTCGGGCATCGAGAAGCTGATCGGCCAGGGGCAGAAGGCGCAGACGGCGGCCAGCACCGCGGCCAAGGCGGCGCAGACCGCTTCCTCTACGGCAACGCCAGGGGGCGTGACCCCCGCCAAGGTGCCGAAGCTCGCCGCCGGCGGCATCGTGACGCAGCCGACGCTCGCTCTGGTGGGAGAAGCCGGCCCGGAGGCGGTTGTGCCGCTGGGCAACGCGAACGCCACCGGCGCCGGGGTGCGACCCCTCGCGACCGGTGGCATGGGCGGCGACGTCTACAACATCACGGTCATGGCCAGCGGCAACGTGACCAAGAACGAGAACCAACTGGCCGACGCGATCGCCCGGCGGATCTACCAGCGGGCGAAGCTCGGCCGGGTGAAGATGGCCTAGGGGTTAGGGAGAACCCACGCCGCCGGCTTGCCGAACGAGGTGTTGAACACGAAGGTGACCCGTCTCGCGCTTGCGGGCACCTCGAAGAACTCGTAGCCAGAGACCGACTGGTGGGCGGCCAAGTCGCCGTCGACACCCGTTCCCAGCAAGTCGTCGGGCCCCCATCGGTGTCCGGTTGGATCCTGGACCGTCATCTCCAGGTCCGCTGAGATCGTGGTGTTGTACTTGCCGGTGTTGGTCAGGCGCAGGCCGACCGCCATGAACACGTAGCCGTGCGAGGGCGTGAAGACCTGGCCGTTGGACGCGACTCGGCGCAGGATGCGGACTTTCAGCACGCTCACCCGCAGGCGGATGGCCGTCAGGTTCTCAGACGCCTGGCTAACGAATGCGTGCTGCCCAACGCGCAGCGCGCCTCCAGCCTGTGCGACCGGACCACCCAGGCCTACCACCAAGCACGCTGCCGCGAGAGCGGCGGCGACCTTTCGCACGACTTTGCCCCCTTGTTCCAGCGAGCCTCAGGAGGGCCCCGATCCCGACGACGAACGCGACGAGCATGACGATGGGCCAGAAGGCGATCGCGAGGGCGCCCAGGATCAGGAGGCCGACGATCACGACGGCGACTCGGAACGTCGGCACCACCCCCTCACGGCGCCGTTGTACACCCTCGCGCGCGTGGCTGGCAATCGTTTCCGACAAACTGTCGCCCCCGGAGGTGCGCCGTGGCCGGGACGTCCATCACCATCAACGGGGTCGACGTCACGGCGTACATCGACATCGACGCGGGCCCGGACGCCGGCAACACGTCCGGTCACGGCAGCACGAGCGCTGGGTCGGGCGGCACGTTCGAGGTGATCGAGAGCCCGGCCCAGTCGCAGTTCACCTTCCAGTGCGACCTGGTCATCCCCACGCCCGGTGAGATCCCGGTGCCGCAGGTGGGCAGCACGATCAGCTGGACGTCCCCGGCCGGCCTCGAGTTCGCCGGCATCATCCAGCAGGTCCAGCCCGAGACGCAGGACACGACCGGCCAGATGCGCTACACGCTCATGGCCACCGACTACACCGGCCAGTTCGACCGGCACTTGGTCGTCGAGGAGTGGGTCCAGGACACCCCGGCTGACCAGATGGTGAAGTACATCATCGACACGTTCGTGAACGCCAACGCCCCCGCCGGTGTGAAGTTCACGTACACCAACGTCCAGGCCGCGCCGCCGGTCGCCGCCCGCAAGATCAACTACCAGCAGCCGTCGGCCGTCATGACCCAGCTGTGCAACGAGCTGCAGTGGGCGTGGTACATCGACTACGAGCGCGACGTCCACTTCGCGCCCGTCGAGTCCGCCGCGTCCCCGCTGGCAGGGAACGTCCTCAACGCGGACACCGACCTTGTCGACTACGGCGATCTGACCCTCAACTGGGACGCGTCGCAGGTCCGCAACCGGATCTACGTGCTGGGCTTCCTGGTGATGTCGAACGCCACGGTGACCGATGACTTCGTGGGGGACGGCACCACGACCACCTTCAGCCTGTCGCAAATCCCGGCGCCCATCTCGTGGTCGTCGACCTACGACATCGTCACGGTGGGCGGCATCGTGTACTCGAACGCGACGGACGTGGCGAGCGCGCTGCCCGGGTACGGCAACCCGGACACGGCCTACTTCAACAAGATGAACCAGACGGTCCGGTTCGCCACAGCGCCCGGCGCGGACGTCGCGGTCCACGTGACGTACCGCTACCTGTACGCGCCGATCACCATGGTCGAGGACCCGGTCGCCCAGGCCTGGTGGGCGAAGATCACCGGCGACGACGGGGTGTACGAGTACATGGTGAACGACAACACCCTGTCGGGCCCGGACACGTCGCTGGCCGAGGCGCAGGCGCAGCTGCTGCTCGCCAAGTACGCCTACCCCGCGATGACAGGAGAGTTCGTCTCCTACACGCAGGGCTGGCGGGCGGGGCAGTCGTTCCGCATGAACTCGGCGGTCCGGATGGGCGGCATCAGCAACAAGCTGTTCTACGTGCTGCAGAACACCAAGACGATCGTGGACGGGACCGGGCGCGTGATGCACGACCTGCAGATCAGCGATCGACCTTACGCCTTCTGATCGCCGGCCGCGATGCGCACCGACGTGACGCTGGCACCTAGGAACACCTTGTAGGCCTCGGCCATCGCTTCCGAGTACGCCTTGGCCTGTTGCTTGACGGCGGCCGCGCCGTCGTGCGCAGGCACGGGGGGGAGCGATCCGCTCCATCGCTTTCATGGTGAGTTGCGTCGCCTGCTCGTGGGGTGTCATCGAGCCCACTCCTTCCGTCGATGAACGTCCGGCGCGGTGCATCGCTTCGACTGCGGTGATGGCAACTCCTGGGAGGTGACCGGCTGCCGTGAGCCTTCCGGCCAACCTCCTCGCCAGCCTGATCGCCCAGGTGAACACCAAGGCAACCCCGCAACAGCAGACCGACAACACGACCCTCCAACTCGGCAGTTACCCGACGGAGTTCAACCAGATCACGGACGAGGTCACGACCAAGGCGGCCACGCTCGCGCAACTCGTGTACGGCGGTCTCCTCGATTTTGGCCAGACCCCGTACTCCGAGGTGATCCTGGCCGACGGCCCGGTCGGCTACTGGCGCCTGAACGAGACCTCGGGAACGACGGCGTACGACTCCAGCGGGCACGGGAACAACGCCGGCTACAGTGGCGGCGTGACCCTCGGGGCCATCGGGCCGCTTGCGTCCGGGCCGTCTGCGGCCGACCTCGACGGATCGTCCGGGCAGGCCGCCCTTCCCAACATGGCGCTCGCCGCAGGCGACCTTACCATCGAGGGATGGGCCTACGATGCCGGGATGCCGTCAGGGGGCGGCGGCGTTATCGGCGTGTGGATTACGGGCTGGGCGGGCGCGTTCGACATTGAGATGGGAGACGGGAGCGTTCGGTTCGAGGCGCACAACGACAACGCAGGCCTCGACTCTGTCCAGTCGATTGCTGGGTCATTCCTAGGTGAGTGGCACCACTTCGCCCTCACCCTGGCGGCAGGCATTCCGCGAGGGTACATCGACGGGGCCTTCGTCTGGACAGGGAGCAACGTGAACGGCGCGCTCGGCAGTACGTACAGCGGGGTCTTGGGGAGCTGGGATCGTCACTTCGCCGGGGCGCTCGCAGAGTGCGCTCTCTACACCTATGCGCTCAGCTCGGAGCAACTCGCGCGGCACTACACGGCGGCCTCGTGGACGCGCGCCACGCTCTCGGGGACCGGCACATCGAAGGCGCCGGGCAGCATGACCCTGGGGCAGTACGCGGACGCGGTGCTCGCCGACTCGCCCTCAGCGTACTGGCGGCTCAACGAGACGAGTGGCACGACCGCGAACGACACGTCTGGCTACGGGCACCCGGGGACCATCAGCGGGACCGTCACTCTGGGCGCCGCAGGGCCGGGCGCGAACGGCGATGCGGCCATGGACTTCGGCGGGGGCGACATCGCGACTGGCCTGTCGTTCACGGCGACCGCCTGGACCGTCGAGTTCTGGTTCGCGGACTCGGACACCGGCGGCCAGGAGATCATCGACGCCGGCTCGCCGACCGGCGCCAGCACCGGGTTCGAGGTCGGGTTCTGGAACAACTCGGCCAACTGCATCCTCGGCACCGGGACAGGATGGTGGCAGGTCAGCCCGGGCGTGCCGCTCGACGGGGCGTGGCACCACTACGCCGCCACCTACGACGGGACGACGCTCACCGTCTACATCGACGGGGCTGTGGCCGGGTCGGGGACGAACGCCTACGCGCCGTCCACGACGACCGTGACCCTCGCCAACGGCAACGGCCGCGGCGCCATGTCGGGGTCGCTGTCGCAGGTGGCCTTCTATACCGCGGCCCTCACTGCGGCGCGGATCTCGGCGCACTACGCGCTGGGCAGGCAGTCGTTCGCGGCGTCCGGTACCGCCCAGACGCCGACACTCGACCTGACCGCCGCCGCTGCGGTGGCGGGCGCCTCTCTGACCGCCTTCGTGAACGATGACTCTACCGGCGGTGTTGACTACTCGGCGATCGTGCTGGAGGACGGCGCGGCAGCCTACTGGCGCCTCAACGAGGCGACCGGCACCACGGCGGCCGACAGCACGGGTAGCGGCAACGCCGGCACCTACACGGGCGGCTACACGCTGAACGAGATGGGCGCACTCGCTGACGGGGACGCGGCCGTAAAGTTCGACGGAGCGAGCGGCTACGTCGGCGTGGTCGGCCCTGTGCTCGCGGTCGCCAGCGACCAAACCCTCACTGTGGAGGGGTGGGTGAATCTCGACGGGACGACGTCCGAGAATGGGAGCGCGGTTCAGTCGAACCCGGGAACCATCGTCGAGTCGAACGAGGGCGGCGGCGCCGCTGGCTTCTGCCTCGCCATCAACGCCAGCAACAAGGTCTGGTGGTGGCCGTCCGGCAGCAATGACCGGTACAGCAGCGGGACCATCTCGGCCAACACATGGCATCACATCGTCGTCGCTCTTACCGGGGGCGACGTGCTCATCTACATCGACGGACGCCTGGACAGCACGCAGGCAAACATCGGGCAAGCGGCCGGGTCGTTCCTGCGGCTGGCTCACCAATCGTGGGTGGGCGGCTGGCTATGTGGGACGCTCGACGAGGTGGCCGTCTACCCGGTCGCCCTCACCGCCGCCCAGGTCTGGCGCCACTACGACGCCGGACGCCGCATGGCCAAGTACCAGGCGCGCTTCTCCCCCGACGGCTCGACGTGGGGCGCCTGGGAGTCGTTCGTGAACGGCGGCGAGCTGACTCCCGAGCGCTACGCCCAGGTGCTCGCGACCCTCGCCACGACGCAGACAGACGTAACACCGCAGGTCAACGGCCTGCGGTTCGCGGTTGCTACGCCAGCCCAGTGGTCGGCGGGGGAGTGGCAGTAGGGCTACTCGCGTGGGTCCATGTCGATGCCGGCCGCCAGAATCCGTGAAAGCGGCAGGAAGAGCCATGTGCCGTCTAGGATGGGCTTTCCGAGGGATGTCCGGATCTTGTTGTTGGCCTCGCTGCCGTCGGGGGCGTTCAGCCACACGCCGCCCTGATCCACGATGAACTCACCATGGTACGTCCAAAACGCGCCGCCGCCGTCCATGCCGCGGAGGACCACGGACCCCTTGCGTTCGACCATGCTGTCGCCTCCCAACGCGCCGTTCGACGGCTGGGAGCCGTTTCCTGTTGCCCGGAGGAGGTGAGCCGTGGCCGTCCACTTGGAGCGCGTCGGCGCCGTCGGCCTGTGGACCCTCACCACGGACGGCCCGACCCGCGGCCGCAGAGTGTACAAGGTCAAGAACCGGTTGTGCCTGCCGTACCTGGCCAACCTGGCGTCGCTCGCCGCGGGGCTCACCGCGCCCTTCCCGGCCACGATCATGCTCGGCACCGGGTCCAGTGCGGGAGGGCCCCTCCCGACCGACACCGCCCTCTGGACGCCGTCGCCCGGTACGTCGATGGCGCTTGCCGGGACCTCGGTGTTCCAGACCTACTACGCCCAGTACATCGCCAACTGGCAGGTGGGAGGCACCGCCACTGGCACCTGGACCGAGGCCGGCATGTTCGACTCGGCAGGCAACATGGGTAACCACGTCGTGCTGAACAGCATCAACGTCCAGTCCGACGAGACCTTCACGGTTGTGGTCAAGGTCTACATGCAGGGCAACTAGGAGGGGAGCTGCGTGGCCGACCTCCAGCAGGTCTCGATCGGCGAGAACACCTACGCCATGGACCTGAATCAGCTCGTCCAGGCGCTCGCCGGGCTGATCGACGTGGGGCAGCTCTCGCTCTTCCAGCCCATCCCGAACCCGTCGGCGCCAGGGCTCGCCCAGGGCGCGGCGGGCAACCCGAACGGCACGTACCGGTGCGTTCAGGTGAACGTGACCGGGTTCAAGACGGGGGCCGGCGCCTTCGTCGTGACCGGCTTCGCCCCGTCCGCCGAGGCCACGATCACGGTCGCCGGCTACGCGATCACCTGGACGCTCTCGCTCGGCCCCGCCGGCACGATCGCTCGGGTCCTCTGCCGGACCGTCGCCGGGGGCGCCTCGGGCACCGAGAAGTTCGCCATCTGGCAGCCGGACAACACCACGACCACGGTGCAGGACAACCAGACGGACGCCGACTTGGGCACGGGGATGCCGACGGCGTCCTCCACGCCGCCGGTGCTCGGCACCGCGATCCCGGCCAGCGTGCCGTCAACCAACTCCACCGGCACGACGCTCATCGGCGCCGGAGCCAACCTGCTGACGTCGCCACAAGCACGGATGATGGGGGGCTAGCGACGTGGCATGGAGCCTGAACGCGGTCGCGAGCGGCCGCCAGCTGTACCAGGGCCAGCCAGGGACGTCGGCCGGCGTTCTGTACACGTCCCCGGCCCAGACGGGGAACGTCACCGGGAGCAGCGGCACGGCGATCATCGAGGAGATCAGCCTGGTCAACACGACGAACGCGGCGGCCACCGTGAGCCTCTTCCTCGGCGGCTCCTCCGCGGCGAACGCGCTTCACGCCTACAACCTCACTCTGCAGCCGTACGACAGCAAGATCTTCTCCGGCCTTCGGACCGTGATCCCGGCGAGCACCTCGATCGAGGGGTCGCAGGGCACCTCGGGAGCGATCACGGTCACGATCAGCGGCAGCGAGGTCGGCTAACGTGCCGCGCTTCTACGACGCGCTCGGCATCGTCAACCCGAGCGCCCTGGAGCTGTACACGCTGGCCAACCCCGTCCACGGCTCGCAGACCTTCACCTCGAACGGCACGTTCACAGTACCGGCGTACGTCACCGAGATCACGGTGGTCGAGGTCGGCGGCGGCGGTGGCGGCTGCGAGTACGGCGCGTCCATCTGCACCAACGGCATGCCCGGCCAGGTGACGACGGTGCAGCTGGCGGTGACACCGGGGGAGCAGTTCTCGGTGACGATCGGGTCAGGAGGGACGGGGGGCGCCAACTCCTCTCCCGGGAACGCCGGTGGCACGACGTCGTTCGGCTCGTACAACGCAGCGGGGGGCGATGGCGCCTTCCAGCCCAACTTCGGCAACACCACGCTCCTGAACACACCACTTGGCAACGGCACCGGCTACGGGGACGGCGGCGCGTCGAACCAGAGCTCCGCAGGCAATACCGGAAGCAACGGCGCCGTCATCGTCTACTGGTAAGGAGGGGCGGTCGTGGACTACTGGGTGCTTTTCGACCAGACGACGGGCGCGATCTACCCGTCGCTCTCGGCGACCGAGCCGGTGTCGTCGGGGATGGGCGTCCTTGGCCCGTACCCCCAGGCGACGGCGCCGACGGACGTGGTCATGGCCTATACCTACCCGTCGCGCTACCTGGTGCAGAACGGCGCCCTCGTGGCCCAGCCGTACTTCACCCTGGCGGCCGCCGAAGCGAACGGCGTGTGGACGCTCACGGCGACCCTGAACGACCCTCCGGCGTCGCCGCCGGCGGACGTCACCTTCACGGTGGCCGGCAACGCCTTCACCGCATCCCTCACCAACGGGACGGCCACGCTCGCGGTCGCGGTCCATGCGAGCTGCGCGGGCTTCGCCGTCCCCGCGTCGGTGGCGGCCACCGGGTGTGTCGCCGGCAGCACCACGTTCAGCGGCACGGCCACCCCGACGGTCGGCCTCCAGGCCTACACGCCGACGAGCGGCAACCCGACCGTCGCCCCGACCGGCGCCGGCTCTCTGGCCTTCCTGCGGGCCTACTACGGCTCCGTGGTGAACCAGGCGAACGTCATGGGCGACCTGGCCACGGCGGACTCGCTCGCCTTGCACACGCTGCTCGCGGTCGTGCTGCCGCCGCTGGTCAAGGCCGGGACCGTCACGCTCGACGCCAGCCAGACCGCGGCTCTCCAGTACCTGACCACGGACCTCGTTCCGGAACTCCCCGTGACCCTCGAGAACGCCGCGCCCGGGGGCACACCGAACCAGCCGACCGCGCTCTACGTGGCCGACCAGACGATCGCGGCCCAGGCATTCGCCGACTACGCGGCCGACGTCGCTCCAACGACTGGCGTCCCGAACCTGGCCTAGCGAGGAGGGGCGCCCGTGGCCTTCGATCCTGGCGCGCTTGCGCCGGGCGATGTGGTGCTGGTTGCTGGAGGCGCGACGACCCTCCCCGGCAAGCTACTCGACGCCCTGATCCGCTGGTCGACGGGCTCGCCGTTCACCCACGCCGCGCTGGCCATCGGTGGAGGCGAGATCATCGAGGGCGTGGGCACCGTCCAGGTGAACGCGGCCAGCAAGTACGCCCGGATCGGCTACGCGTTCTCCGTCAAGGCGACCGACGCCCAGCGTGAGAGCGCCGTGGCCCAGGCCCGAAGGCGCCTCGGGCGCCCCTACGGCGCGCGCGAGCTACTCCTCGACGCTGCCCGGTTCGACCTGCACTGGATCCCGCGATGGGCGAGGCCGCTCAGGTACACCACCTGCAGCGGCCTCGTCGCTGCTTGCTACGCCGCGGCCGGCGTCGCCCTGACCTACGCGCCCTGGCCGGCACCCGGGGACCTGGGCAACAGCCCGGCCCTCGTTGGCCCAAGGCCCTGGGAGGGGGTGAGGACCGCATGATCGTGGAGGGGTTCCGGACCCTGCTTCGGCTCGAGCGGGCCGTCGGACGCCTGGAGGGCGCGCTGGAGGAGATCCGGCGTCACCAGGCGCCGACGTCGCCGGGCCCCACATCGTCGCTACAGAAGTCGGTCGAGGAGACGGCCGCCTTTCGCCAAGCCCTTGAGACAGCGCCCAACTGGGCGACGCAGGAGATCGCCCGGCTACGCATGATCGCTGGCGCCGCGCTGGGAGGCTTCTTCGCCCTCGCCGTGGCCGTAGCCGGATGGTTCACGTTAGGCGCCCACGGGAGGTAGGCCCATGTCACGCGGCGATCGCGCGGCGATGCTGACGGTCGCGATGCTGGGAACCTGGGCGGCCGTCGGCGTCAACGTCGTGGTCTGGGTCGGCCTCTGGGTGACAGGCGTCGTGCCGTTCAACACGCTCACGTTCTGGCTGTCGCTGTGGCCTGTCCTCATCGATCTGGTCATCCTCATGGCCACGCTGGTGCAGGCGCGCGCCATGGCCAAGGCGCTCGAGGCGCTGGACGAGCTCGTCCGGCAAGGGCAGCAGGAGCACGCCGAGATCCGGGACGGTGTCGAGGACATCGCGGAGGCCCTCGGCGTGGACGGAACGGAGGTCGATGTACCCGGTGGGGACTGAGCAGGTGGCCGAGCACGAGATCGGCCGCGTCATCCACGACGACATCATCGACCCGGCACACGCCGAGCGCACGGAGACGCCGGCGTTCCGGGCGGCCAAGGAGCGGCTGCGGGCCGATGGCCACTACCAGTGCTGGGTGTGTGGATCGACCCAGCAGCTCCAGGTGCACCACTTCCTGGCCGAGTACATGTTCAAGGACCTGGTGGACTTCGCGGTCATGAAGGACGTGGCCGAGGCCCTCGACGTGTACGGGTACGGGCGCCTCCTGAAGAACAAGCCGATCACCGACCCCGAGGACATCCGGTGCTTCATGGTGCTCTGCCAGCCGCACCACACCGGGGTCGACCACGGCGACGGCGGCAGCGGCACCGGCATTCACGAGCTGACGTTCCCGTCGTGGATCATGCAGAAGCTCGCCCGGGCCGGCCTCGACCCTGTGCCGCAGCCGGGCGAGACCTTCGCCGACGTCCTGAAGCGGTTGGCGGCCAAGGCGACCTCGGCGTCGCCCGGAGCGCTGGCTTGATCGTCGGGCGTCTCCTCGCGTGGCGTCGCCGCAGGCACCCTCCGTGACGCGCCCAGAAGCCGTCCCAGCCGCCTTCGGGCGGCTGTCTTCGTTTAGGAGGTGTCCCATGCCGAAGTGGGCCCGCGGCAGCATCCACTCTCCGCGTCTTGCGACCGATCCGCGGTTCGACCACCTCGTCGCGAAGGCCGCGCTCCAGGCACCTGGCGTCGTCCCGATTGACGAGGCGCCCTACTTCTCGCTGCGTCGGTTCGTGCCGCCCATCCTCGACCAGGCGCAGACCGGCGCGTGCACGGGTTGCGCCTCGAGGAACTTCCGCTCGACCCTCCAGGCCGCGCAGGGTGGCCAGCAGATCGCCCTCTCGCCGACGTGGCTCTACCGCGAGGAGCGCGCCCTTGAAGGCACGCTTGGCCGCGACGTAGGCGCCATGCCCGTAGACGCGATGCGTGTCATGGCGACGGACGGCTTTGCGTTGTGGGCGGACTACGTTCCTAACTTCGGGACGCTCCAGACCGTCGCCGCGAGCGCCGACGTCATGACGCGCGCCGCCTCGTTCAAGATCGGCGCATACGGTCGCGTTGCCAATTCGGTGGCAGCGGTCAAGGCTGCGCTCGCCAGCGGGCAGCCGGTGCTCACCGGCATCGAAGTCCCTGCCAACATGGAGTCGACCGAGGTGTCGCAGACCGGCATCCTGCCGATGCCAGACAAGCCCACGGGCGGCCATGCCATCTGCATCGTGGGGTGGATCGACAACCCGAACGCGCCCGGTGGCGGCCATTTCGAGTTCGCCAACTCCTGGTCCAGTCTGTGGGGAGACAGCGGCTTTGGCTACCTGCCCTACGCGATGCTCGCGGATGCGACGTGGGTGCCGGACCTGTGGACGGCGAGCGCCGCGCCCGTGCCGATGACCGTCGCGCTCGCCCGCTACGGCGAGCTGTGGAACCGCCTTGAGCCGCCTTCGCCGGGCGTGGGTGGCCCGACGCCGCTGCTGCCCATCGTGGCGGCGCTCCTCAATCACGCGCTGGGACTGGAGGGGAAGGACGCGATCCCGGCGAGCGATGTGTGGACCAAGGCGCTTGGGGATGCCCTCTACCGGTGGCAGGAGGTTCACTGTTCGTCGGCGGCCCTCCTCGGGGGCAGCGTGACGCTCGGCGCGCTGGACCGGTACTCGTTGCGGTTGCTCGTCGACCAGGCGTTTCCCACGGACCAGGAAGGGACGATCTGATGGCCGGGCCGTGGCGCGTTCGGTTCGCCGTCGCACCGCCGGACTCGACGCCACCGCTATGGGAGCCGGATGCCTACGTCTCCGAGAACGGCGACCGGGTCTGGTGGATGGACGGCAACGGCATCGTCGCCGTGTGCTGCCCCTGGTGCGGCGAGATCGGCCAGATCACCACACGCGGGCCGAACGCTTGGACCTGGAACGGCGACATGGAGCGACCGACTGTCAGCCCCAGCATCCTCGTGACCGGGGGACCGGGCGGTTGCGGGATGCACGTGTGGGTCCGCGACGGTCAGATCATCGACGCCGGCACGCCGTCGCACGCACCGACCTAACTCCCCGCGCGCCGTGCCGCTCGCTGCGCACCGGGCGCACCGACCATGGCGCCGGGAGGTGGGGGACCTGCGGCTGCCCGAGCTGCTCGCCCTTCCCGCCGAGTCCCGAGCGTCGGCCCTCCTGACGGCCGGCGCTGTCCGGGTCCGCTACGTGAACCGGGACCACGGCCACCCGCTGTACGGCCGGGAGGGCTACGTCTTCGCCCGCGCCGCTGGCCGAAGTCGCGTGCACAACGAGGGCGTCGTGTTCGAGGACGGCACCTGGTGCTGTGCGCCCTACGGGAACTGGCGCCGGGCCACCTAGAGAGGAGGAACCGATGGGAGAGCTCTTGCACGGCCTCGACGTCTCGGACTGGCAGCCCCGCGTCAACTGGCGCCTTGTCAGCGCGCACGCCGGTTGGATGATGACCGAGGTCGGCTATGCCACCTCGACGCAGACCGCCATCGCCCACGACGGCCGGGATCATCTCCACGAGGCCAGGCGGTGCGGCCTCAAGGTTGGCGCGTACTTCTTCGCCTACCCGGGCAGCAAGGTCTCGGCGGCCGAACAGGGCGCGTTCGCCGCTCGCCAGGTCGCCGGCGTCGACCTCGACTTGCCGCTCGCTCTCGACCTCGAGGTGAACCCCTGCGGCCTGACCAAGACGGCGCTGCGGCAGTGGGTCGAGGACTGGCTGAAGGGGACGGGGCTCGACCCCAAGCGCCTCGCCGTCTACGCCTCGCCCGGCTTCTGGAACGCGGCCGTCGACACGTCCACGCCCGTCAACGCGCACTGCTGGGTGGCTGCCTACGGCGCGCCGTCGGCACCGCGCCTCGACGGACTGCCCCTCCCGTTCGCCTGGCAGTTCAGCCAGGCTGGCCGCGTCCCCGGTATCCCGGGCGCGGTCGACCTCGACGTGCTCCTGTTCGACCCGCAGAAGTAG